GCTGACAGACCGACAGAAAAAGAGAATAATCGCGGATTATATCAGCGGCGAAAGCAAACGCGCTATTGCACGAAAGTATAATATAAGCGATACGACCGTTGCGCGGATTGTGAACGGAAACAATGAAATATTGCAAAAAGTTGCACAAAAAAAAGAAAGCAACACAGCCGACATGATTGCCTACATGGAAAGCAAAGTCGGGAAAGTCAAGGAAGCGATCAATTTATACATGGATATTCTGACAGACCCGGAGAAGTTGAAAGAGTGCAGCGCGTCACAGATCGCCACGGTCATGGGAATTGTGATTGACAAGTACGTGACGAACCCTCAAAAGGCAGAATCAGACCGCCGGAAGGATGAAATAGAGATGCTGAAGCTTGAAGCGCAGATTAAGGACGCGGGCGCAGATCACGCCCAGGATAATTTTATAGACGCATTAAACAGCACAGCCTCGCAGGTGTGGGAAGATGACGATACAAGCAAGGATTGACCACTTAAAAGAAGCGATTGAAAAGAGAAAAGAAGCAGAGAAGCATAAAGCATCTGCACGGGGCTTTAATTTTAAACCGTTTTCAACAAAGCAAAAAAAGGTGCTGACATGGTGGTGCGACAAGTCCCCGGTGCATGACAAGGATGGGATTATTGCAGACGGCGCAATCAGAAGTGGCAAAACATTGTCAATGTCATTGTCATTCGTTCTATGGGCGATGTCATCATTTCAGATGCAGAATTTCGCGATGTGCGGAAAAACAATCGGTTCATTCCGGCGCAATGTTTTGTTTTGGCTGAAAATGATGCTTGCAAGCAGGGGTTATACCGTGACGGAGCGCAGGACGGAGAATCTGCTGATCATCACGCAAGGCAATGTCACGAATTATTTTTATATTTTTGGCGGCAAAGATGAACGCTCACAAGATTTAATCCAGGGATTGACTCTTGCAGGATGCTTTTTTGATGAAGTAGCACTCATGCCGGAGTCATTTGTAAACCAGGCGACCGGGCGATGCTCGGTTGAGGGGTCTAAATTTTGGTTTAATTGCAACCCGGACAGCCCTCAACATTGGTTTAAGCTTAACTGGATTGATAAAGCCAAAGAAAAAAAAATCGTATATCTCCATTTTACGATGGACGATAATTTGTCGTTATCTACAAAGATAAAGGACCGATACCGCTCTATGTACGTGGGTGTGTTTTACAAACGATATATCGAGGGCTTGTGGTGCGTAGCTGAGGGACTTGTCTACTCAATGTTTGACCCGGAAAAGCACGTAGCACAAGAGCACATGGACGGAGTAAAAGAATGGATTGTATCAATCGACTATGGTACAGTTAATCCGTTTTCGGCGGGATTATGGGCGTTTAATGGACGATATGCGCAGCGAGAATACGAATTGTACTACAACAGCCGGGAAACCGGGCGGCGCGTGGATGATGAAGAATATTACAGGATGCTCGAAAAGCTGATAGACGGTCGCAAGGTGTCAACAATCATTATAGACCCCTCCGCCGCGTCATTTATCGAAACGATAAAGAAGCACGGCAAATATAGCGTTAAAGGCGCGAACAATGATGTATTGGACGGAATCCGCGTCACAACCACCATGATGGTAAAAGGCGTATTTAAGATATATAAGGATTGCACGGCAAGCATAGCAGAAATGGGGCTGTACTGTTGGGACGAGGACAGCGCCGAAGACGCAGTTATAAAAGAAAATGATCACAGCTGCGATGAGATACGCTATATGTGCAAAACCTTTTTACAGCGCAGATTGCGCTGGCAATATTAAGCAAGCATGATGACACCTGTCATTTGCTATAAATTACCTCCTATCCTCGTAGCGCAATGCTGTTAAGAGGTGTTACAGCCTCGCGGGGATTTAAAGCGTGAAATTCAAGCGTGCCACTTTGCGGAGTGTCATTCCGTTATAGCCGGATGTCGCGCCTTGCCTACTGGGTGGGCGGCGCGGCAAGCCGAAGCGCGGCGGCGTAAAATACAATGTTCAAACAGTAAGAAAGCCAAAAGGCACAAAACCACATTAAAAAATGTAAATATAAGGGAGATACCGATGATTATCACAGGAATGAAACAATTTGAAAGAGTATGCCAAAACAAACTTGTTGAATGGTACAATCAGTACAGCCCGGAGACAGAGGCCGACTTGGGAGATGTGTTTGTAGTTTGGGCGTGTAAAACCTTGCAGAATTACAAGTGTTTAGTCTCGACCACAATAAGCAGAGACGGCATCTACGCGGAGTACACATACAACGGCGATAAGCAGGAGTTGTATGAGGACGTATATGGAAAGATTACAAGCACCTGTCACACTGAGGAGTAAACACAGACCGAGCGCGGCGGCGTATATCCGCGCATATTGGGAATTAGCGCAATGGTAGCGCACACGGCTTATATCCGGGCGATTGTGGGTTCGAGTCCCACATTCCCGACTACAATTCAAACAGAAACGCATAAATGGAGCGCGTAAATGGGACTTTTTACTTATATCAAGGAGAAATTAAGAATGCTTTTTAAGACAGACGCAGAAAGCGCATTTGGAGTGCAGACCTATCTATCCAGTGAGATGCAAGAAGCAATAGACTTGTGGCAGAGGTTAGAGGGTAGCTCGGGACTTAAGCCGCCGTGGTGCGATGGAGACACGCGCACAGTGCGCTTTAGCAATACCGTGGCGCGTGAGCTTGCAAGCCTTATCACGCAGAATATAGATATTAAAGTTGACCCGCTCTATGGCACGCGCGAAAAAGCAGACTTTATCCAAAGCGCGATTGATGAGAGCTTTTTATCACAGGCGCAAGATAACCTCGAGAAGATGATAAGACTCGGCGGTATCATGGCGAAGTGGAACGGCGAAGCGATAGACTACCTCACGCCGGATAGATTCTTAGTAACTGAGTTTGATAGCAACAAAGAGATCACAGGCGCGGTATTCTTCAGCTACTACTCCGATGATGGGAAGTATTTCACACGCGCAGAATACCACCGATTTGATACAAAGACCGTGACTATTGAGGGCGAGAATACCGAAGAAGGCAAGCCAAAGACCGAAGTAGTAAAGGTGTACAAGGTATCGAACAAAGCGTTTGTTTCGGATGATAAAGACCAGATCGGGCGCGAGATACCGCTAAAAAAGACAAAGTGGGCGGACATTGAGCCTGAAATCAGCATGGAAGGGCTTGAAAAACCGCTTTTTGCATATCTTAAAACTCCATTTAGCAACACTATAGACACCGATAGCCCTCTGGGCGCGTCAATCTTTAGTGAGTGCGTGGAAGAGCTGCGGTGGCTTGATATAGCAATGTCAAACATGGGCGTTGAGACAGAGGATAGCAAGCCTATAATGTTTGTAGACAACAGCTCAATCACCTACGCGCAGAATATGGGTATCAAGTTACCTAAGTTTGTGCAAGGCTTAGACATGGGTGTATCAGCAGATGGAACCGTGCAGCAGTGGACACCTACCATGCAAGTGCAAAACCGCGTTGACGGTATCAATTTCCTTTTGTCAATTATCTCATTCAAGTGCGGATTTGAAGCCGGCTATTTTGTATTTGACGGCCAGAAAATCACAATGGCAACCGCAACACAGGTGGAAGCCACGGAACGGCGCACAATCAACACGGTATTAGGCTATAGAGATTTACTTGACCGACCGAACCAGAACGGCGATGGGCGCGTGGGATTTATCCACGATATAGCCTATATCATAGATACTATGGCAACCGCGAACGGAGACTTTGCGCCGGGCGAGTTTGGCAACTATGAATTATACTCGGACTTTGCAGACCTCGATAAAAATGTTGAAGAAGAAAAATCGTTCGCATACCAGCTCACACAGAATGGATATATGTCAAAAGCGCGGTTTTTAGTCAATTACATGGGAATGACCGAGGATGAAGCCGTTGCAATGGTACAGGAAGCGCAGGCTGAAAGCGCACAGGCTGAGAGTGGCGGTTTGTTTGGGGAGGAGTAAAATGTACAGAGGAACGACACCAACGATTACATTAAAGCTCAATACAGATTTTGACTTTGACAACATCAAGCAAATCTGGTTTACGGTCGCGACATCCGCAAAAAAGCTGACAAAGACACTAAAAGATGTCACGATAAACAGCGAAAAAAGCACGATATCGGTCAATTTGACGCAAGAAGAAACGCTCATGTTTGCACCTGGAACTGTGAGTGTGCAAGCACGTATACTGACCAATGACGGCGAAGCCTTTGCCACCCCTATTAAGACCACAACCATTAGTCAAGTACTTGAGGGGGGCGTGATAAATGGATGAAAGAATCATTAGTGTGGAGCTTGTGAAGGACACGGAGATAGACGCGGATGTATCTCGGGACACGGAGATAGACGCGGAGGTATCGGACTACGTGAGGGAGGGAACAACGGACTATGAGAAGCTGTCCAATCTCCCATCTATTAATGGCACTCCGCTGATCGGCAATTATGACGAGTGCGACCCGACCGTGCCGGACTGGGCGAAGGATGACACGAAACCTGCTTACACGACTGATGAGATCGGCGCGATCAATACCAAAGACGAGGTATCGTTTGCGGACATCAAAGAAATGTGGGACACTATATTTAATCAATAAAGGAGATACACTATGTCAAAAAACTATGAATACATTGGGAAAACATCTCTGCTGTACCTTATCCAGCTTATCTATGCCGAGGTAAATAAATACCAGAAAGCGGTAGATGGCAAGGGACTGTCACAAGAGGACTTTACAACCGCGCTCAAGGACAAGTTGGACGGAATCGACCTGTCAAAGTATGCACCGCTTGCAAGCCCCGCATTAACAGGCACACCGACCGCCCCGACCGCAACAGCCGGAACAAATACGACACAGGTAGCAACGACAGCATTTGTAAAGGGCGAACTTGGCACATATGCCCCGCTTGCTAGTCCGTCATTAACAGGGACTCCGACAGCACCCACTGCCGGAGCTGGCACAAACAGCACCCAGATTGCGACTACAGCCTTTGTAGGCACAGCGGTGGCAAATGCACTTAAAGATATCACGGGAATCAGCTTTTCAAAGGTTGAAAGTTTCTCTGCGCTTCCTACGACTGGAACTGTAGGTGTGATTTATCTTGTGCCAAAGTCCGCCAGTGAAACAAACAACATATACACCGAGTACTACTGGGACGCTACGACAAGCAAATATGAGAAGCTCGGGGATACCACTGTTGACCTGACAAACTATCTCGCAAAGGATGATATCGGCGAGTTATCCACGGACGAAGTAAAGGCGGCATGGGATTCTGTATTTACGACTGCTAGTTAAAGGGGTGGTGCTACGTGCTTAAATTTCCCGGCATTGACCGACTCACGGAAATATTTGGATATATCAAGTCCTATGTGGAATCAACAATTACAGACGTAGAAACCGAGATAACAGCTAAAGAGGGCAAGGTGCATTACTGCACCTGCTCTACTGCGGCGGCAACCGCAACAAAGGTTGTCACAGTGGACAGTAATTCCAATTTCACGCTCAAACCGGGCGCGATAATTGTGGTGAAGTTCACTAATTCCAATACCGCTTCCAGCGTCAAACTGAATGTTGCGGGAACCGGGGCAAAGAGTATCTGGTACAATACGGCGGCATATACAAGCACATCTGCTGTGATATGCGGAACGGCAAAGCGGCATATAGCCTATGTCTATGACGGTACGTACTGGGTATGGATAGGAATGAGCTATTACTACTCATACTCGAACGCTTCACTCGGTCAAGGATATGGAACGTGCACCATAGACGAATCGGAAACAGCAAAGATAGTTACATTAAGCAGCTACAGTTTGACAAATGGCGGTGTCGTAGTAGTCAACTTTACAAATGCAGTTCCAGCCGGGTCAACGATGAACATCAACTCAAAAGGTGACATCCCCATTTATTATCACGGCGCGGCAATTGAGGACGGAGTTATCAATGCTGGTGACACTGCAACCTTTATGTACTATTCCACCTCGAAGCAGTATATCCTCTTGACCACGGACGCTGAAAAAGAGGACTCCGGCGGCGGAGAATCGGTTGAGCAGTCAAGTAAAACAGTATTTAATTCTGATGGGTCAATTACTGAGACATTTGACGATCACGTGACCACCACTACATTTGGCACAAGTAACGTGGTCGAGAAAAGCGTATATTCAGATAAGACTGTCACGATAACCACGACATTTAATTCCGATGGAAGCATATCAAAAGAGGTCAGTTAGAGGAGCAGAGCATGGAACCAATACTGAAATTTAATGTAAGAAATCAGCATATTTCCCGGGTGGACTCGTTCCGCCCGGTCAAAAACTCCAGGAACTATCTCCACGCGGAGTTTAACTTCTTGACGGATGAATGGAGCGGCATTAAAAGCGCAATCTTTGAAGATAACGGCAAGCCTGTCACGGTCATCCTGTCAGACGATAAGTGTCTTGTACCGTGGGAAGTGTTAGACAGTGACAGCTTTACCGTGTCGGTATTCGCCGGAGATTTAATCACGGTAGATACTGCAACTGTAACCCTCGCTGACACTGGATATACAGAGGGTGCAGAACCGCAAGAACCGCCGACCCCGACACAGTATGAGCAACTGATACAGCTTGCAGAAAGCACTAAAGAAATCGCTGATTCAGTGAGAGAAGACGCGGATAATGGTGTTTTCAAGGGCGAAACTGGGGAACGCGGCGAAAAGGGCGATAAAGGGGACAAGGGAGATAAAGGCGATACTGGAGAGCAGGGCATTCAAGGCGAACAGGGAATCCAAGGTGAGCAAGGTGTAAAGGGTGACCCATTCACCTATGACGATTTTACCGAGGAACAACTAGCCGCTCTCAAAGGTGAAAAGGGAGATACTGGCGCGACAGGTGCAAAGGGCGAAGACGGTTATACCCCGGTCAAAGGCGTGGACTATTACACCGAGGATGATATCTCTGGCATGGAAGCAGATGTACAAGCCGCCATCCAGCCGACCTTAGAGGAGATACAAGCAACCGCTGAAACCGCCGAAACAATCGCAAAAGGCAAAGCTACTGGCTATGTCTTTGACACGGTTGAAGATATGACTGCATGGCTGGAAGATGAAGAGAACACAAGCAAACTCAATCTCGGCGATAATCTTTATATCCGTGCCACTGATGTCCCAGATTACTGGTGGGATGGCGAATCAGCTCAGAAGCTGGAAACGCAGAAAGTGGACTTGACGAATTATGTCAAGAATACAGATTATGGGTCACGCAACAAGGCTGGTCTGGTGAGAGCTGCAGATGTATACGGGATGGATATTGCATCAAACGGAACTTTATACGCCAGCTCAGTAACACAAGCAAAATACAATGATGGCACAAATGGTATATTTATCGGTAAAGGTACTCTTGAAAACATTAAAGAAGATGTTACCAAACGTGCTTTGACCAGTGATTCTCAATCTTTTACCGAAGACGAACAAACCACGATCAAAGAAAAGCTGGATATTTCCGAACCGACTTTCAGTTACGATGAGGAAACTGGCACACTTTCCATCACAACGGAATAGGAGGACTTGCTTATGTTGAATTTTAATGGTAATGCTCCGAAAAAGATTCTGTTTAATGGAAATGAAGTCAAGAAAGTGATGTTCAACGGAAATACTATAGCGAACTATCAGTATGACGACGATGGTAAACTAATTGTTGCATGGAAATATAGTGATGATGGCACAACGCTTATATTCCTGCATGGCAATCAGGATAATAACAAATTACCGGACTATACTTCACTGCAAGATGTCATTGATAATTGCCCTTATATCGAATCATATACCAGCGATAGTATTAAGAATGGAATAAAGAAAGTTGTAGTAAGTGAAGGCATAACCTATGTTGGTGCAAGAAACCTCTACAACATGAATAGTTGCGTTGAAATTTATTTGCCAACCACTTTGAATAGCGATGGTATAAATGAATATGCGTTTGGTTGGGGTAGTTTTAATGTAAAAGATGCGACCGTTTACTATGACGGGCAGATATATTTCGGTAAAAATAATCAGACCTATGGTGCCACAACACTGACTTGGAAGAAGACCAATGGCGATCTAATAACAGATCCTAATGTGTCAACGGATGAAGATGGGAACATTACGGTTACTCTTAGTGAGGATTATGAAGGAGATATTTATGAAGTGTCCAGTACCAATCCTTCTTTGACCGTCACGGATTCAAATAACACAGAAATTGCAAAGTATACAATGCCTGGGAAATATAAAATCCTTGCAACCGGTGTCCTGGAAGTTGCATGGAGAGTGGATAATTCGGATGAGGGGAAATCTACGCTGACATTCATTTCTGGAACTCCGGGGACGGATATAAATTATCTTCCAGACTATATGGGTTATGTTGAAGCAACAAAAGCCCCTTGGTATTCCGAGGCAACTACTGCCAAGGTGGAGACGGTTGTATTTTTGGATGGCATTACCTATATTGGGTCACGAAATCTATATAATTTGAAGAATTGCACTAAAATCGTGATACCAGCTTCTGTAACTACAATAGATGCTTATGCTTTTGGTATATATCCAAGTAGCGCAGGTTCAGGTGTACAAGAAGCCACAGTATGGTTTGCTGGAACTGTTTTCCCGACAAAAACTATCTATAGTGGCGGCGAACAATCGGAAGACTTTGGTGCTGTGAAACTGACATGGAAGAAAGCAGATGGAGAAACGGATTGGAGTGGGGGGGGTAATTAGTACACTGACAGGTTATCCGCTCACTCTGCCAAACTCGATAGGCGCGAACTTGGCAAACTATAAAGTATATGGAAATTCCACGCAGGATGGGACACCGACACCGGACAACCCGATTGATGTTTTAAGTGTGGGGGATTTGGTCACGGATGAAACCAATGAGAATTATGGGAAGTATCAAATCCCAGTTGTTGCGAAAACGGATAACGGCATCGAAAACATAACAAGTATCTATCTCGATGAGCCATTGCGTAAGATTGGAGATTATGCGGATTATATCGACTTTGAGAGCCAAAAGGTTGTGAGACAGGTTGGGATTATTTCCGCAGAAAGGCTGACATCAAGCGGTTGGACGATAAGCAATGCATATGCAGGAAGTGTGTATAAAGGTAAAAATTATTGGTTTTCGGATTTTAATTTGTCCCCTTATTCGAGTAGCGGCAATGTGATAGTAAAGTGTAATTGTCTATCCATATGCAACGAAAATTTAAGTTCGGGTTATAAATACGGGACGCTTGCTTTTGATGGCGATCTTTGCTTGAGAATTTTTACGTACAAGCCAAGTTCACAGGAAGAAGTTCGTTCGAGAATTATCGAGTTGGGGATTTATATTGTTGCACCACTTGCTACTCCGACCGAAGAAGATATTACACTTCCATCTATCCCAACATTTGAGGGAACGTGTTATTTAAGCCTTGGGACTGATGTAGAGCCGAGTGATATGGAAATTAGCTATTATATGGGAGGCGAATAAAATGAAATGTGATATTTGCGGAAAAGACATATCATTAATTACAATCAACCAGTTTAATACTGTCCTTTTTGGAGTGAATACAGGAAGCAATATGCTAATCAAAACAGGCGCTACTGTGTGCGGCGAATGTTGCGGAAAGATTATCAAGTTTATAGACAGCATATCCACCGACACGGGGATAGTACTGCCATAGGGAGGGAACATGATAAACATCAGTTACAAAGATTGCTGTCGGAGGTGCAATAACTTAGACGTAGAGCATGAGCAGATCGGGAGAATCAGCGGCGAACTGCTCACACGGATAGGTTGCAATCACATGGCAGTATGCGCGGCGTACAACAAAAAGGACACGCTGACATACACAGATGAGGACGGGATTCATGTAATAAGTCAGGGCGGGTGTTGCCGGAACTGCGGGTACTGGCAGGAGTTAAATCACGAATGCCTGAAGATAGGCAACCCGAACTACAGCAGACACACAGACTCGGAGTATAAATGTGAGGACTACAGATATTTTGAAGAATAAAAAGGAATGCAGCACTTGCAAGTGGTACGCACGAAAAGAAGAAGTATGTTGCAATGAGGACTCGTACTATGTCGCGGACTTTGTGAGTCCAGACCATAAGTGCGAGTGCTGGGAGGAGAAAAAATGAGCGGATGGAGAGATATATCAATACCGGTGATAGAATTGCCGGAGGAATGCCCGGATGATTGCAATGATCACTGCGAGATTTGCTTAAAAAATTGGTACTCTAATATTAGATATCTTTGCCCAGAATGTTTAAACCCAAACATATACGACTATGAGGGCTATGAGGATGACCGAAGGACATATTATAATTATTGCCCGAGATGCGGTCAGAAACTGAAGTGGGGGCGATGAAATGAAGCTAAGCACAACCGTAGGCGCGGTACAAATACGGCTTGACACAAGCAGACTAGAGGGAGACGCAAAGGAAGCACAGGCGAAATTAAACCAACAAATCCGCGAAGATTGTGAACCTTTAGTTCCAAGATTAGAGGGGCAACTCCGTAGGAGCGCACATTTCCCCGATGGAGTATATGGTCACTTTATCAAATATGACACACCTTATGCGCGGTATCAATATTACTCAAGGGTATATAGTGGTTCCCACCCAATTAAAGACGCAGCCGGAAATATTACAGGATGGTGGAGTGAAAAGCACAAACACCCGACAAGCAGAAGATTACAATACCATACAGCCGGGACTACTGGACATTGGTTTGAGGTTGCAAAAGGGCGATACTCAAAAGAATGGGTGCAAGTAGTAAAAGATTGCTTCAAACATTAAAAATGGTACAAATAAACTCACGAATAATGCTACAATATAAGTGCGGAGATGGATTTCCCCCTGTTCCATTTCCGCGCTTTCCCTATACGGAGGAAATATGTTAAAGCCGGATTACTTCACAGGCAAAGAAAAGCGCATACTTGAACTTTGGCAGAAGCTAGAGGACTGGATATTAAAGGACATTGCACGGCGGATACTTGCTACCGGGCAGATCACGGCAACAGCCGACAGACTCATTTACAAGCTGCGCATGATGGGGGAAAGCCGGGACGCTATCTCACAGAAACTTGAGGAACTTACACGACTTAGCAATGTGGAATTGCAAAAGGTACTGCAAGAGGCGGTACTTGCGTCATGGGAGGACGAGAAAGTCGTATATGGTCAGATGGGAGCGGAAGTAACACCACCTTTAGAAAATCCCGAAGTGATACGCATTATCAACGCGGAGTTTAAAAAGAGCAAGGGCGAGTTATACAATCTCACGCGAACCACATTAGCACAATCACAGCGAGATTTGACCGACCTTTTAGACCAGGCAGAACTTAGAGTGTCAAGCGGAGTGCAAAGTTATAACGCGGCAATCAATGAAGTATTAGACCAGTATGCAGGGCGCGGCGTGTATGTCACATATCCGACTGGGACGCGGCGAACAATAGAAGCCGCTGTGAGATGCTGTATCTTTACAAGTATGGCGCAGACGGCAGCGGAAATGCAGAATCATTACATTATCGAAGCCGGAACTAACATCGTTATTGTTAGCGCACATCTGGGTGCGAGAACAGGGCAAAAAGGGCAACCACCTTATGCAGACCACTCGCTATGGCAGGGCGGCGAGTATTCTATTCGAGGAAGTGAGCCGGGATATCCCAACTTAAAAGAAACCACAGGATATGACATAGATCCGGAGACCGGGCGCGGAGACCCCGGAGATATGCTCGGACTTTTGGGATATAACTGCAAGCATGGCGTGCAAGGCTGGTCGAAGGATTTGCGGAATCCGTGGAAAGATAAGAATGGGAAGTTGATTATTGACACCGAAGAAAACCGCAAGACTTACGATAACACACAAAAGGCGCGTGCGATCGAGCGAAGCATCCGGGCAATGAAACGCAAGCTAATTGTAAAGAATGAAGAGGTACAGTTTGCAACAACCGCCGGAGATACCGAGGGAGCACTCAAACTGCAAACCGAGTATGACACGTTAGCATACAAGCTGACCAACCTAAACAAGAAGTATAACGATTTCTGCGCGGAGCATAATTTGCAACCGCAGTATGACAGGAATAAAGTCGCGGACTTTGACCGCGCCCAAGCAAAGGAAGCGAACAAAGCCGCCAAGAGATATATAAAAGACCACAGTTAAGAGGTATCAACATGAACCCTACTTGTGAAAATTGCGCAATCGAGCAAAGAGTGACAGCATTGGAAAAAGACGCAGAGCGAAACAGCAAACAACATGGAGAATTTTACAAGAGATTATGTGGGTTAGAAAACTCACAGACCCGGACCGATGTACAGTACACTGAGATCATGAAGAAAATCGAGAAAATGAGTGAAATGCTGGAGGAACTTAAAAACGCCCCTGCAAAGAACTGGAGCACTGTAATCTCTGCAATTATCTCGGGCGTGGTTGGAATTATAGTCGGCATTATATTCAAGGGAGGAATCTAATTTGAATGAGTTAGAGGAGAGAATAGCACGACAGCATGAGGGACTTGCAATGGAGTTGTTAAAAGAATTAAAGAAGCAAATGAAACGGTGGATGATTGCCTTTTTCGTGGTTTTAGGACTATGGGCGGCAACGATCTTTGCTTTTATATATTACCTTGACCAATTTGAAACTGTATCATACACGCAAGATGGAAACGGTAACAACAATGTAAATGCCGGAACACAGGAGAATATGTTTAATGGGACAGACAGTAAAGATACGAAAGAAAAAGAATGGTAAGGCCAGAGGAGTTATGGTTAAAAAAGCAAAGAAAAAGAGGTGACCTCTTGAAGATAGCAGACTTTACCACCCCGGAGATTGAATATCTTCTATCCATGTGTAATTTTACACCAGACGAAGAAAAGCTTTTCCGGCTACGATGTAAGGCAATACCGCTCGATCAGTGTGCGGAGATTATGAATGTGAGCGTGACGACAGTAAAGCGATTGAGCAAAAAAGTAAAAAACAAGATAATCAGGGTACTATGATACTTTCCTGGTACTTTTCAAACCCTTTTCCTTCTCTCTTTTAGGGACTTAGATGAACTTCTAAGCCCCTATTTTTATTGCCATAATCTAAGTATGGAATATTACGAGGACGGCGAGTGGTGGGAAGAAATCCCCATTCAGACCGATTACAGAGATATCATCAAATACTTGGAGGAGCACAATGTACAATCCCTATCAAGCACAATTCAACCAGTATCCGCAAATGAGTTATCCCACAATGGGGACACAACAGAATATCCCGACACCGGGGACATTGCAAAATGGAATACAGAATCAGAACGTGAACTGGATCCCTGTCAGTGGTATGCAAGGGGCAAAAGACCATATCGTACAGCCGAACCAAACAGCCTGGATGTTAGATAACAATGAACAAATCTTCTACGTGAAGCAAGCGGACGGATTTGGCACGACCAGTTTTAAGGCGTACCGATTTGAGGAGATTACAGACACGCCACAACAGACCCCACAGATTGATATCTCGCAGTTTGTCTCACGTGGCGAATTTGAGGATTTAAAAGCCAAGATAGACAAATTATCGACAACAACAAAACAGACCGCGAAAACGGCAAATAAGGAGGTATAGCGCATGAATCCTTTAATGAATATGGGCGGTGCAAACGGTATAAACCCACAAGCGATACAGGGAGTAAAACGGCTCATGGGGATGGTTCAAGCTATGAACAATCCACAACAGGCAATTATGCAAATGGCACAGAATAACCCACAGATTAACGCAATCATGCAGATGGTGAGCGGCAAGAATCCAAAAGACGTATTTATGGATGAGTGCCAAAAAAGAGGGATAGACCCTGACACAATCATAAATCAGTTACGTTAATACCTACCCGGGACGGTATTAAAATAAAACAGCTACTAAGTAGCGGAAAGGAAATAACATGACGGAGAACGGAGTATCACTGTCCGATATCGCAGCTGTAACAGGCAACAACGGGATGTTTGGCGATAATTCATTCTTGTGGATTTTCGCGCTTCTGGTATTACCCGGAATATGGGGCGGTGGAATGTTCGGCAACAACGGACGGAACACGGTAGACGAAGCAACGCTTTCAAACGCGTTTAATTTCAATAACCTTGAAAATACCGTTGGAAGAATCAGCGACACTATGCAGCAAAACCAGATGGGAATCAGCCGCGACCTCTGCACCGGATTATCTGCAATCAACAGCGCAATACTTGAGAATCGTTTTGCTAACAAAGAATGTTGCTGCGAAACCCAGCAGGCGTTACTGGAGAACCGCTATCTTGCGGCACAGAACACAGCCGAGATCAACGCGAACACAACCGCGCAGACACAGAAGATTCTTGACGCGATCTGCGGAAACAGAATTGCAGACATGCAGAACCAAATCAACGCATTGCAGTTACAGGCGGCAACCGCCGGAGTCGTAAGATACCCGAACGGCTTCACCTATGCGGCAAGCAACCCATTCTGCAACTGCGGATGTGGATGCAACAACATCTAATATGGTCACGCTTGACCGGGCATAAGGGCGTGTAATGCGCCCTTTTATTTTTGAGTAGCTGCTAAAAGTAGCTGCTAAATCAATTACAGAGAGGAGATTTTATTATGAGTTGTAAATCAGCAATATACACGGCGAATACCACGCCGACCACAATCACACTGACAACCGCACAGCCGGCCGCAGTATTACCGCTCGGTACAGTAGTACGCAGATTCGGTCGGAATATCCAGTTATCCGGGAACGGAATTCTGTTAGACGGCGAGGGATACTACGACATTAACGCTTCGGTCACAATGACACCGACAACCGCCGGAAACTATACCGTATCACTGTTTAGAGATGGCGTGGCAATTCCGGGTGCTACACAAACAGTGACCGCAACAGCTGCTGGAACCGTCACTATCAACATTCCTGCAATCGTGCGCTTGCAGTGTTGCGATAGTTCGTCCACAATCCAGGCAGTCATCACGACACCGACCGCGACACTTCCGGCAACTGTAACCATTAACAATGTAGGAGTTACTGTTGAAAAGTTATAATGAGCAGTTTGACGCGCTGGACATTTTGAATATTGCGTCATTTCTGTTAGGTTACGAAAATTTGCTAGAGAACCGCTCACAGAGCGCACAGAATGACGTAAACGCGGCGAATGATAAGCAAGCTAAACTATTGTTAGACGAAATCGGCAAACGGCTTGACAACCAAGACAGCGCGTTAGAGCGGATAGAGAGGTTATTACATGATAAATTACAAGAGTAAAACGGAAGTTTCCACAATAGAGGAAATCTACGGCGAGATCAGCGCACGACAGACGGCGGCTCTCATGTTTCACTCGCAGATGGCAGATTATTTTGATTTTATCAGCCTGCACGGCTATAAGAGACTACATGAGTACCAGTATTACTCCGAGAGCATTGAACGGCGCACACTGTCCATGTATTATATCAACCACCACGGCAAGCTGATTGATGATAAGTTCGAGGGCGAAATCCGCGCAATTCCGGCGGCGTGGTACACGGCAAACAGAATCAGCGTAGGAAAGGGAACGAAGCAGAAAGCCGTAGAGGACGGTTTTACAGAGTACCGGGAATGGGAAACCGTAACAAAGGAAATCTACAGTCACTATGCGCACAAACTCCGCGAGATGGGGCAAGAAGCAGACGCGCTCTTTATTGATTGTCTTGTGGAAGATGTGGACAAGGAACTGAAACAGCTTGACCGGATTATCCTTGACCTCATCTCGTGTGGTTACGATATGACCTATATTGTGGAGTCACAAGCGGAAATACATGATAAGTACAAGAAAAAAGAGAGAAAGCTGAGGTGATAGCATGGGAATTATGGAAGTATTGCACAAACAGCTTGATATTGAGATTAAGAACGCCGAGGAGAAACTGACCACAGGAAACCTTGACGCAATTTACAAGCTTTCATGTGCGATTAAAAACCTTGACGACACGCCACAGGAAACCGCAGAAGTGGAAATAAAGAAGTATTCCAACGGACGGTATGACCACAACATAGATGCTCTTTATGACGCTTATATCGCGGCGAAAAAGCAGTATAAAGAGGTGGGCGATCAAGGGCATCGCGATAAGCTGATGGAGTGCGTTGGTAGACTTATGACCGAGGTATACGACATGGTTACTTGCATGGTAAGCGATTCTGACTTTATCGAAGAACGCAAAGCAATTCAGCGGCAAGTGCAAATGATGGCGAATATGTAAAAATGGTACAAATTCAATCAGATAATATGCTATAATAAAGGTAATTCAAGTGAAGATGCTTGATACTTCAAGAGTACGGCGCAGAGTCTATTGTCAGTGATAGACTCTGCGAACTTTATTTATAAAACAGGAGGGAAAGCAAAATGGACAGGGAGATATTATTCCGAGGGAAACGGTGCGATGACGGCGAATGGGTATATGGGGATTTATTAAATATAAAAATTCAAGGAGAATCTACACCAATTATCGGTGAAGCATATTGGGATACTGCGTTAATGGATAATTACACGTTTTTTATGAACAGAGTAAACCAAGATACAGTATGCGAGTACACCGGATTAAAAGACAAGAACGGTAACATGATATTTGAAAACGATATTATCAGAACACCGGACTATCAATATGTGGTCAAATATGAAGATGGAGCATTCGGTTCAAATTTTGACGGATACGGTTTTTCTGTAATGCTTGGCAGCTTTTGTGGATATGGGAAAGAAAACATAGAGATACTAGGAAATGTCTTTGACAATCCAGAATTGATAAGTAAGTGTTAGGCAACATGATTGATGATTGGAACACAAAGGAAGATATAGAACGGATGATGGCGAAAATGAAAGGTGATAAATCATGAGATATACATCAATAGACGGAAACGGGCGCAAAGAATTATTCTTGACAAGATTATGTGATAATGGTAACTGGGAAGTTAGTCAAGGCGTGTTTGGATATTCTGTAACAGGAGAAGCGGTAAACAAGTTTGCGGACTATGAGGACGCGGAAGAACAAGGGCGATTGATTAAATTGCCTTGCAAAGAGGGCGATACGATATATCACATTGGCTCAAAATATACCGATTGTACTATTTGCGGAAGGCCTGCGGATAATTGCCCGGGGTGTTTCAGAGAATGCGACAGCAAAGAAATACACTATATATACGAGGGCAAAGCGCGGATAGGGTGGATGATTTCTTACAAAGAATTTTTTAATGAAAGGTGGTTTATCACAAGAGAAGCGGCAGACCAGAGGCTTGCAGAAATAAAGCGAAAGGTAGAAGAATATGATTCAGAATATGGGGCAATGTGAAATCGATATCTATGGTTCAAAATATAAATGCAAAAAAGTTTTGCATGACGTAAAATTTAACTTTTGGTTTAAACGCAACGACTGCGAACTATATCACGTTAAAGAAATTGTTTATGAATTGATACCGCCGTTGATTTTGCCGTATAATTTGCCGCATAATTTTGTAGTGAAAGAGACAATAAACGGGAAACCTCATTTCACGGCGTGTTATGCAAGCAATGATAGAAAATACGCTATAGAATGTTAAGGAGGAAACAATGGAAACACTTAGACCATGCCCTTTTTGCGGAGGAAAAGCAAAAATCAACTCGCAAACTTATGCAAATTCAAATGATGTTGGTTTTCGTTTTGATATTATTTGCCTAAATTGTGGAGCAAAGTTGAATAAAAGCTATATTGTAAAAATCCGCATGATTGCTTCCGGCGAAATTGATATATGCGAGGACGCACGGCAAAAAGCGATTGACAGGTGGAATGGAGTAAAGAACGAGGGCGGCAACTAGCCACTCTTTTTCTAAAAAATGAAAGGGCGTTTAATCAATGGAGAAAATGAACAAAATAGACAATACATCGGGATATGATATTTATACAATGTATGCAATAGCTTTATCGGCTGCAAAAAACAAAAAATTGCAACAAGCGATAAAAACAATGGAACTAATTCTTTTGATTGCTATGCTAAGCTACAGGCATGACACGCAGTGACGTACAATTAACTTGATGAAATCAGATGAAACTAGATAAAAATGGTACAAATTTATTTTTATTCCGTGTTACAATGGTATTATGAAAGATTGTATTATAGACATTCTCGGAACTTTATACGAAATCAAATGGCTAGATTCAAGTGAAGATGAACATTTGACAGAAGCTGATGGATATTGTGACTATACGGCTAAGAAAATAGTTATAAAATCAAACAATAACACGGGACTTGGAGATTTTGAAAATCATCAAAAGAAATCTTTACGGCATGAAATAATCCATGCGATGTTGGCTGAGAGCGGCTTACAATCCAATTTCCAACACAGTGATGAGTTTGGACACGATGAAACAATGGTAGACTGGGTAGCAATCCAGTTTCCGAAACTGTTGAAAGTATATCAGACATTAAATATCATATAGGTGGACATGGGTGAAATAGAAAAAGCAATCCGCGAAATTATCCAAAGAGGAAACAACGCGGAAGTGCGAAAAAACGGCGATGGGAAAATCGTTGTTTATGAAGTCTCAAAGAAAAAACGACATATTGAAGATTCATAGAATTGGCTATGGATAACAGCTATTGGTGCTAATAGATACATTGTATCTGTTGGCACTTTTTATTTGCCAGATACTTTATTTGCTATACGTTTTATACCTCCCAAGAGGTGCGCTCGTCTGTCAAGGAAACGCAAAAGCGGACAGATAATTGGTGGTTCAATTCCGCACGGGCGTATTACCCCGGCAAAGGTTTATTTGCCTTAATCCATACAGAGGACACTCTGTTAAAAGAATATGTTAGGAGGATTACATGAAGAACATTGAACAGATTTTGAAAGACGCAGGACTTGAGGTTACAGAGGAACAGCTTACAAGTGTAAACAAAGCGGTGGGCGAGAATTACAAAACCGTTGCAGATTACAACAAGCAGGTAACAAAGACCGAAAAAGCCGAAGCAGACCGCGACAGCTTGGAAGAACAACTTTCAACCGCGAACACTACCTTGGAGAAATTCAAGGACATTGACCCTGATAAAATCGCAAGCGAGATTGAAGGGTACAAACAGCAGATTGCGGACGCGGAAAGCAAGGCGGCGGCACAGATTACAGAACGTGATCAGCGTGACTATCTGAAAGCGGAGTTTGAAAAGCTTGGTATCACTTCCGAGCGTGTGAAAAAGTCTCTCATGGCTGACATCATGGGCGAGGACGGCTTGAAGTGGAAGAACGGCGCGTTTATGGGGCTTGCTGACTATCTGGAAGGCGAGAACGAAAAAGACCACTTCTATCAGACAGAGGAAGAGAAGAATGCGGCGGCACAACAGCAGGCGGCGGCAACAAACGCTCCAAAGTTTACGGACAAATCCGAACCGAAGCCGAGCGCAAACGAAGAGAAAAAGAAAGTGCCTGTTATTTTCTAAATCTGAAACACCGGCTCCTATGAGCTGCTAACCGCATGAGATAGCGGTAGAAAGGATGGATTATGGCAATTCAGTCATTAAATATCACAAACCTTGCCGACTTATCGGGCAAGGAAGAGGGAAAGATGCTTCTTGCCGATGAGCTTGTAGGCATTTTGGAGAATGTACAGAGACGTACAATTTCAAACATTTTTAAGAACACACTGTTATCCGGCAATCCGAGCGCAGGAACGCTGACAGCGAGACGTTATGCGGCGGCAAAGTCTAAGGAATACGGCACTGCAAGAGCGGCGGGCAAGGGTGACCCGGGCAAAGCTCTCACCGTACCTGTTGACATCGACATCAACCGTGAGATTTTCGAGGAGTACGAGGAAAAGGACATTTCCTTAAACGGTATCCCGGGATTGCTTGCTGAGAGAAGAACTGCAATCTCTGACGCTATGGTACGTGAGCTTGACGAAAAGTTTTTCGAGGTGGCAGTAGACGCGACAAAGGGCGGTTCCGAGTTGAAAGCAACCGGAGCAACTGTAAAGGACAGACTCTCCGAGCTTGTTCTTGCAATCCATACCACAAAGAACGACTTTGTAGATGGTGTGGAGAAGAACGACATCCACATTGTTCTTGACCCGGAAGCATACGAGGAAATGCGAGACTATATCGACACAAAGGCAAACGCAAATGTTGAGACAGATATTGAGGAGTTTGGAAAATTCCACGGCGTGTGGGTATATTCCAACGTTCACCAGCCGGACGACGTAGAAATGATCGGTATGTGCAAGGGCGCAATCGCCGAACCAGCAAAGCCGAGCGAGTACCGCGCAGACAAATTACCTCTGTCAGACGCATATGCAATCGGTGTACCGTACTACTACGGATGTAAGGCAGTTATGCCTGACCTCATCCAGTACGTGAAGAAAGGTGCTTAAATGACGGTAAAAGACAAAAACGGGAAAATCCTCACAAGCGAGAACCCATCTCTGATTCAGATTTGGCAGTCCGCAGGATATGAGGAAGTGACCGAGAAGAAGTCGCGTAAGACGGCAAAGGAAACTGTAAGCGAAGAGTAAAGGAGTAGGGCATGACATATTATGCAGATTATGAGTTTTTCAATTCCATATACGGCGATGTTATGCCCGAAACCGATTTCAACAGGCTTGTGTGGAATGCTCAAAAGAAAGTTGATGATTTGACTTTTGGCAAGCTGAAATTTGCGTTTCCGACCGATGAGGACGCGATAGAAGCTGTGAAGCGGTGCGAGTGTGCACTTATTGACCTTGCAAAGAAGATAGAGGACGCGCAGAACCGCGTAGAGTCCGCGCAGGGCTATGTTGACGATGGAAGCGGAGCAATACGCGGCAAAGTCGTTTCAAGCGTTTCCAGCGGCAGTGAAAGCGTGTCTTACACGGCAAAGGCAGAAACAGGAAGCACCATTATTGACGCGGTTTTATCAGATAAGACCGCGCAAGAGAAACTGTACCGCGACACTGTAAAGGAATATCTCACAGGCGTTAAGGACGCAAACGGAGTACCTTTATTGTATGCCGGATTACCATATCCAGTAAGGAGATAGCATGGGAATTGGATATATTGACAGTGTAATCATATATAACCGATATGTTGATTCCATCATGGAAACGGAATACTACGTAGGCACGCGGTTTGATAATGTGCGCGTGGAACTGACACAAGGCGCGAACATCCGCGAAAGTGGAATGGAAAACGCGGATTCTTGCTTAGTTAAGATTCCAAACACTGACTTGCCAAACTATATGCCGCCGAAAGAATGGAGCAATCTCCCGAACGATGACAAACTGAACTATTTCACGTTTGACAAGGACAGCAAAGACTTTTTTACCATTGTGAAAAAGGAAGAACTGGGAATTGACCGGGATGATTTGCCGCTCGGACTTGTTACAAGTGATGAATACGGCGGTGGTTTTTACGAGTATGTGCGCGAGAAATACGGTTACACCTATGCAATGCACACGGTAGATGTTTACAAGCTGATACCGAGATTTGAGGTAAGCGGAGCATGAGCGAAAAGGTTGAAAGCTTAGAGAAAAAAGAATACAACACAGTCGGCGAAATGCTTGTAAACCTCATTTCCCAATGCCCTGTTATCACGAGCAGTAAAATCACAATCCCGGTCAAGTATCAGTATGCAGACACCGGAGTATGTTTGAGCATTTACACCTTGCCCGGTGCAAAATATCTGAAAAAAAATGTTATGGGCGGATTTACTGCACAGGTCAAATTTCAGATAGCATATAAGGGATTTGGGACGAGCAATCAGAAGATTGTAGACGCGCAGGCGTTTGTGGATTCAATCATGGATTGGCTTGAAGATTCAGACAATCTCCCGGCACTCTCCGATAACCGTACAATCACAAACATTACATCAACAAACAGTGTAGCCTACGCGGACGAAGCTGGAAGCGATGGCAGCATTGTCTTTGCCGCAGACGCGACAATGGAATATGAAGCAGAATAAACCCGACTTGCGAATGGTGCAAGCCGCTAACCCCGAAAAGTTATGGGGTAGAAAGGACTAAACATGGCAGATACAGGAAAGATTCTCAGAGGTTGCCGGGCGATGTGGTTGTCTTTTGATGAAAAGGAGTGGACTTGCCTTGGCAAGGATTCCGATGATTTGTCAATCGACTTAAACCCGGACACCGAACAGACGCAGAACGTGCAGGGTGAGACTACATTCTCCCACAACGGCTATACCCCGTCATTATCGAATGACAGCTATATCGCCCGGAAAGAGGATGCAATCTATCCGCACTTACAGACGATCACGAATACCCTTGCAACGGATGACGAGACTTGCGGCGCAACTCTTATTGTGGCAACGCTCGATAAGGAAGTAAAGGACGCAGCGACCACAACCTTAACGGGTGACGGATTCCAGGTAGCCGTGAAAATCGTAGTTGACAATGACGGCGGCTCGACTTCCGGCTATGGCATTCCATTCACAATGTATGAGGACGGTTCCAGAACACAGGGAACTGTTACGGTTACCTCTAAAGTACCGACATTCAAGGCGGCAACTGCAAGTTCCGCGTCACTTGAGGATTAGGTATTAGGCTAATGCTTAATATATCGGGGAACGTACCTTTCCATCGCTCCCCGATTTGGAAAGGATGTTAAGACATGGAAAAAATGAAATTAGCGAAACACAGTGCAAGCCTTATTCAGCTTGTGCTGAATGACAAGGGCGATTACACGGCAATTTCCCCCAACGATTCAACGTTGTTCGACAGATTTGTCGTATTTTGCAAATGGCTTGTGGAGCAATCCGATTCAATCCCGAAGCAGTTTGAGGAAATCGAAAAGAAGTACACCGGGAAAAACGATATTGATTCACAGATTGCAATGACAACGGAAATGTCAAAAATCAATATCACGTTCTCTAATGAAGCTGTGAAAATGGCAGATTCTATTTTCGGCGAGGGAACAATCAGAAAGTATTTCAAAAACATTTATGATAAAATCCCGGACTTTTTGCCGGATGCGTATTGCTTTTTTGATTTTGTAGAGGAAGTCACACCGAAGATGGAAGAGATTTTTAACCGCAAGGTAGACGACCAGAAAAAAAAGAACCGCGAGAAGATGTCAAAGTACCAGCCACAAGACCACAAGAGAAAACAGTAAACAAACGACCGTCACGAGTGGTGGCGGTCATTTTTGAATGAGGTGGAATATGTTAAAGAGTATTGTAGCAATTATTCTTTTAATTGCATTAGTAGCCTATTATTTGGTTGTTCTGGTTGGCTTTATTGCTCTTGTGATTTCAATTGTAAAGAAACTTTTAAAGGAGATGAATCATAAATGATTGGCTCATTACCTAACTCACTGACCGTAGGTGGCAAAAAATATCCCATCCGCACGGACTACCGAAATGTATTGCAGACTTTTGAAGCGTTCAACGATCCCGAGTTAGAATCTGCTGATAAATGGATGGTGGCAATCTACCTGCTATTTGAAGATTTCACTTGTGCGGATGATGTAGAGGAAGCCTATCGAAACGGATTTGATTTAGAGGAAGCGATAAAGCAGATTGCATGGTTTATCTCCGCCGGAAAGCCGGAAAAGAAAGACGATAGACCCGAACCGCCCACCTACGATTGGGAACAGGACGAACAAATGATATTTTCCGAGATAAACAAGGTTGCACCGTGTACCGAAGTTCGTGAGCTTGATTATCTCCACTGGTGGACATTCTTGGGCTATTTCAACGCGATAGGCGAGGGAACATTTTCCTATGTTGTCGGTATCCGGCAGAAACTGAACCACGGAAAGAAACTAGAGAAGCACGAGCGTGAATTTGTAAACCGCAACAAAGAAATGGTAGTGCTGAAAAAGAAGCTGACCGAAGAAGAACAGAAACAAGAGGACGAGTTTCAATCGCTTCTTGACAGTGTCTTATAAATGGTACAAATGCACGTTCGATTCGTTGTATAATAAGAGTAGAAACCGACATACAAAGAGTATGCCGCTGACCGAGAAAGTTAATGGTGGATTATGTCAGAATACGATGGCAGTATTAGAATAAACACTAAAATTGATACAAAGGACGCTTCTAAACAGCTGACAACGCTTGAAAACCGCATTACACAAACGGCTGACAAGATTACTTCACTGCGCCAAAAAATGGATTCTCTCAAAGGCGCAAAAATCCCAACGAGTGAATATACCGAAATCCAAAAGCAGATAGAAGAAGCAGAAAAAAAGTTGATTGCTTTACAAGAACGGCAAGATAAGTTTATTGAAACGGGCGGCAATACGAAAACTCGCACTTTCAAGAATATGCAGTACGATGCCGCACAGCTTGAAAATACAATCGAATATGCAAAGGGCGAGTTGCAGGATTTAGTAGACACCGGAAAAGCGTTTCAATTAGGGAGTGAAACGCAGGAATACGCCGATACTGCGCAGAAATTAAGCGGTGCAGAAGCGGAGATGGAGTCCCTTAAAGCAAAGCATGATGAACTGATTGCAAAGCAAGGACAGACCGCGAGTGGATTCAGTAAAATATCGGACGCGGCGAAATCTGCATTTTCAAAAAT